CTTATGCATCATTGGAGTCAATCTGTAGGCAGAAAGTAGCTAGATAGGTGTAGCCAGATGGTGTAGCTGGATGTAGCTGGGATACATTTCAACCATCCGCATTTATTCCCCATCTCATGGCACGTGATAGTAGCCACCTGTTAAATCTAACGCTACAAGAGTGAGCCAATGAATGAGCTAGCTAGGTGTAGCTAGGTGCTAGCTAGCTAGACACAGGGGGGAGGGGGTGCGTGTGTGTGCGCGCGCGTTTCTAAGTAATATATTAGCTAACCCTTAAAAAAATTTAGCCCTCATGGGAGCAAATGCACACTGAGCTTGACAATTGGTTAATATTTTGCGCATTAGCTTGACAATTGGTTAATATTTTGCGCATTATCTTGCTAATAATTATGAGCCAAACAGCTAAAAAAACTAAATCCTATATATCCTTTATAAGTAAAGAGTATTCTAACTGGTATTGGTTTGCCCTGTAGGGCAAATGGTATGAACGAAAAAAACAATCAGGACTATTTTGAGGAGATACAGCAGAGCCTAGAAGAAGGTATTCAGGATGCTATATTGGAAATACGTGATAAGAAGATCACAGAGGGCTGTAAGAGCCTAAGTAGGATAAACCCTACCAAGGTAGCCAAAGTCCTCCATCTGGCCTCCTTAGGGGTCTCACAGAGCAGTATGGTGCGTCACCATAATCTCAATAGAAGCACAATCATCTCTGTCCTCATGGACTACGCTGATTACATTGGCAAGTTCAGGGAACTTGGGGGTAAGTTATCAGGTCGTAGCTACCTGAACCTTGAGTCCCTTGAGGAAGATATCGTTGAGGCCCTAAGAAGAAAGATGGATGAAGGGTATGTTCCTGAGTTCAAGGATCTAAAAGAGGTATCCATAGCTAAGACTAATTCACATAGGCAGGCAATGACTGCTCGTGGCGAAGTATCGAAGATCGTTGAGGAACGCAAGATTGTGTCACAGGAGGACTACGAAGATACTTTAAAGGCAGCTAAGGAAAGATTGGCTAAATTAAAACAAGTAGAAGATGTGGAGGTAATAAATGGGTAAAGGATGCGCACCAAGAAAGGGGCATAACCCCCAAAAACAAGCTAAGAACTACGATGACATTGATTGGACTAAAAAGGAAAAGCCAAACATTAAGGTCACCGTTAATGGTAAAAAGGTTTAATGGAGCTTAAATTCACAAAGCATCCATTACTGGTTCCTCCAACTGACGAGGAAATCGTGTTCCTAGCTGAGCATGAGCCAGAGCTGCTATCTAAATTGCACAAGGCCCACGAGGGTCGAATCGAGGCAGCAAAGGAAGATCCCCTGCGTCATGGATTTGAGCTAAATGGATGGTCAAGGATTCGTGATGCGCTATACAAGTATAACGAAGTTCTTACCCTAGGGGGTAATAGAAGTGGAAAAACGACTGGTTGCGCCAAGATGGTCATGGAGGCTGTAACCGAAAGTGAGAATGGTCACATCGTATGCTTTAGCCAAAATGCTGATACTTCCGTAAAGATCCAGCAAGCTGCCATTTGGGAAATGATGCCAAGGGAATTCAGGCGCAAAACCAAGAGTATTGATGGTTATATTAACTACAGTATGCAGAATGGTTTCACTGGAAGCTCGTTCATTTTCCCTGATACAAAGACTCGTGTGGACTTCAAGACCTATACTCAGTTCAGCAATAACCAAACAATTCTAGAAGGTTTTGAGTTCGGGTTCAGGGAACCCAAGGGGATAAACCTAGGTGCATGGCTTGACGAATACTTAGGGACAGCGGAGCTTGTGAATACCCTTAGATTCCGTCTAGCTACCCGTAATGCCAACATGGTCCTTGGGTTTACACCCATTGATGGATTCACTGCATTCATTGCTGAATACCTAGCTGACGCAGAGATACTTGAAACTAGGAAGGCTGAGCTGCTTAATAACGAAGAGGTCCCTGTTAGGCAATACAGCAATAATAGGGACGCTGGAATTGTTTATCTGCATTCAGATGAAAACCCATTTGGCGGTTACAAACGAATAGCTAAGGATCTAAGGAGCGAGAGCAGGGAGACAATCCTAGTTCGTGCCTACGGTGTTCCAGTTCATAGCATGACTACAGTGCTTCCAATGTTCAGCACTTCGGTCAATGTCCTCAAGGACGAGGATTTTCCTGATATTACCAATAAATCAGAATTCACAATTTACCAAGTAGTTGACCCAGCGGATGCTAGAAACTACGTAAGCATCTGGGCAGCAGTGAACTCAAGGGGAGAGATCTTTATCCGAAAGGAATTCCCTGATATGGACACTTATGGCAACTGGGCTGTCTTCGGTGACCCCAAGTGGAAATATGGTCCAGCTTCTAAGAAGCTTGGCTACAATACTCAAGGATACATAGAGGAGTTCACCAAGATAGAGGATGATCTAGGCATAGAGGTATTTGAGCGCATTGGGGACTCAAGATTCTTTGCTAGGGAGAACTCCAACGCTATGGATCTATTTCAGGAATTCAGCGAAAAAGGGATGGACTTCGTTCCATCGGACGGAAGACAGGAACACATAGGTATAACTGCGCTTGACGATTGGTTTTATTATAACCCAAATGTAGAGATGGATGCGACCAATAGACCTAAGTGCTACATTCACGAAAGCTGCGGAAATTTAATACAAAGTATAATTAACTATTCAAAGACAAATGATGCATTGAAGGACTTTTTTGACCTAATGCGCTATCTACGTCTAGCTAATGCTGGCGATGGCCCTATTCACTACGGGGAGGAAGCTTTTATACAACAAAGAGGAACTGGAGGATACTAATGAAGCAAGGAGAACTAGGAAAGAAACTTGGCAAAACAGCTATGGAAATTGGCAGGATTCGCAGGAAAATCTGCGATGAAGGTGAATACGATGAAAAGACAAAAATCCTGTCTGATTCAGCTATTAAAAAAATCTGCGATTACTGCGATAATCAGATAATTGAACCTAGGTTCGTTAAAGTAAGGGTTCTTGAGTTCGCAAATAACCCTAAGTTCGTCATTTGCCGAACATTGGAGGGGTCCAAATCCAAGAAAGTAAGAGCCTGCATCCCAGCGAATATCAAGGGGAGCCTAAAGGTTAATCACGTATTCAATGCTCAGGTCATTACGTATAAAGGCGAAGAATATTATAGACACGAAAAGCTTACCAATGGAAATTACCCTGCAGTTTCTCAAAAGACATAGTGACGCTTTCGTTGCTTGGGAGATTCTAAATCGAGCTGCTAATGATAACATATATGAGATACCAGCTGATCACCTCGTAGAAATCTGCGGAAGAGATGAGCTTTGGATAAACAATACAATTAGCAATGCTAGGAATAGAATTAAAAGCAACATGTTAAAATCGCAATAATGGACAAAAAGACCGAAGAGAGTTTCTATGTCTCCGATACCCCTGATTTGTCTGAGCTGAAAGCGGAGTTCGATTCGGACTCCCTAGATATGTCTCAGTACATAGCTCAGTGTCAGGATTCCTACGATGAGCGAAATGCACTATGGGCTGGTAAAACGGATGACCTTCAAAAGCATGGCGAGAATGCGTTCCCTTGGGACGGTGCCTCTGACCAAGAAGTTAGGCTAATCGAGCAATGCATAAATACTTATGTAGCCCTAATGATGAACTCCCTTCGCAGGAGCAACATTACAGCTAATCCAGTCGAAAGCAATGATATCATTGAAGCTAGGATTAAGGGCATGTTCCTGAAGTGGATGAAGGATTCCTACATCAAGGACTTCTATACGCAGGCTGAAATCGCAGCCAATACTTTACTCGAAAAGGGCATTGCCTTTACTTACGTGGATTGGGAGATCAAAAAACGTAAGCACAAGGAGCCGATTGACCTAGAGCAAATTGAGCAAATATCTCCTGAACTCTACGACATACTGGGGACAGAGGGAAGAGAGGATGAAGCGGTAGCTTTATTTGAAACTATTTACGAAAGTGTAGATAAAGCTGGAACCAAAGCAGCCCTTAAGGACTTAAGAGAAATCGGAAAGGCTGAAATCCCTGTAGTTAAAAAGGATATATCTAGGCCAGTAATGCAGTCCAAATTCGTGGATTCAGACATTAGGTTTCCGTCATATGTCTCTGACATACAACGGTCACCTAGAGTTCACGTGCGTATGCTTTTGACTCCATCGGAGATTGAGAATAGCATTGAAAACGATGGTTGGGATGCAGAAGTCGGGCGTGAGTTAATTGAGAAGCACAGGGGCTTAGTCCAGAGTTCAGCTACTTCTTATGCAGCATACGAAAGAACTTCGACGGTATCTAGAGGACAAACCTTTGGCTCAGGCAATGGAACTGAGTTCGATGACATCGTAGAAATTATATATACATACAAGCGCATGATTGACCGAAAGGATGGCGCAGAGGGTATGTATTTGACAATCTGGAGTCCACAGTTCGGCGATGCACCACTTAAGCACGAGCTGCTTTCGGGCGTAGAGCAATATCCGTTTGTATGCACAAAGTTGTTTAATAACAACAAGCGCATTCAGGATGTTCCAACTTTCTCAGACATCCTTCGTGGGCCTCAAAACCAAGCTAAGATCGTTCGGGACGGATGGAGTGACAATCAAGCAATCACTATTTCCCCTCCATTTCTACATCCAGTGGGTCGCGCACCTGAGCAAATGGGAGCTGGCGCATGGATTGGCGTTCGCCAGAATGATACCTATAGATTCCTCGATGTTCCAAATACAGGCAGACAGGGTATCGAGATTGAGAAATATGTCCAAATGGAGGCAAGGGATCTAGTTGGCTTGAACCCAGAAAGCCCATATTCTCAGATTAGGCAGCAATTCATTGTAGATAAATTCCTTAAGCACATTGCTGATGTTCTCAAATTAGCTTACAAATGCTTTATCCTCTATGGGCCAGATGAGCTGTTCTTTAGAGTAACTGGTCAAGCTGACCCAATTCAGTTCCTTCGTGGACCGATTGACGACGAGCTAGATGTATCTGTATCATTTGATACTATGAATAATGACCCAGATACAGTTAAGGCAAAAACAGATGCGTTCCTTCAGCTAGCTAGAACATCT